GATTCTTATATATTAAATTACAAACCAACGTTTGAAGATATGTATAAACATCTAGCATGTGATATGATTGAAATATCTAAAGGATATGATAAAAATATATCTAACAGATCATTCGATATGTATATGGATGAAGAAAGTAAACTAAAACCAGTTGTAGTTAAAAATAATAAAGCTACTCAAGCTTGGTATGCTTGGCAAGAAAAAACTGGTAGAACATGTATACCAGGAGACTTTATTGCAGGTCATGTAGCTATAATTAAGAGGATAAAAAATGACGGATCAAGAAGCAATTAAACTTAATCAAGTTATAAAAGAGCTTAAAGAACGTATAGCTGATAAAAGTAAGAGAATACTTGAATTGGAAAAACAAGTAGATTACTATAAAGAAGAAGAACAATTAAATAACTTACGAAAAGGTAATAATGGTTGAAATAAATGATGATATAAAATCTGTAATAGATAGTAATAGAGCAAAAGCATATGAGAAAAAAAAACAAGAATGGGAAAAACTAGAGAACGATAAAAGCGATTGTTTAGAAGCTGTAGAAGTTCTTGGTGGAGCTATTGCTTGTGGTTTCTTAGATGATAAACACTCTTTGATATTACAAGATTGGATAAAAGAATATCAGACGAGAGCTGATTCAATAGATAACTATTTAGATGGAGCTAAAAAATGAGTAATAATGATTTAGAAAAATTATTTAAATATTGTGTTAAAGCTGGTATATTTTTAAATGATAAAAATGGTGTTACAGCTTTTGCAAGATTATTAATGCAATTAAATACTAAATATCCAGGATGGAGGAGACAATATGTCAAATGAAAATGCTTTACGTGCAATGGTTGCAAGTAAACAATTAGAAATAGATAAACTTAAGCGTAAGATAAAGGAGATGGAAGATGATTACACCAGACAGCGAGATACTTCGGATAGAAAAAAGGATAAGAGGTCTAAATCGAGTAACGTCAGCGATTAATGATTTATCTATTTATGGTATCTTTTATGGAAACTATCCAGAGCTTGTTAAAGTATTAGAACATGCAAAAGATCATGTTAAAGCTGAGTTAAAAGTTTCTAAAGGAAGATTAGAAACATTGTATTACCCTAAAGAAGATCAAGGTGCTGAAGCTGTAATACAAGAGTATATGAAAAAAGGTATTTAAAAATTCTAAGGTACATAAACAGGGCGAGAGATCTCAGTTAAATATGGCTGCATAACCTCGACCTTAGATACACCCATCAGGGAGACTTGGTGGGTGGTTTAAAATAGTACCTGACTAAGATTGTATCGTGGAGGAGGTCGTCAGGCTAAGTTTTGTTCCAGGATATAATATGAGAAAATAAGCTATTTTAAATTTCTGTAATTTTAACTATCCAAGATTTAGGTATCATTGTTCTATCACCAAATGTAATACCATCTTCGTCTTTGTCATATGCAGCAAACAATTTAATAGAGTGTTTGTCTTTAGAAAATATCCAACCTTCATTTACTGGAGTTGCCATTTTCATTTTATGAAATTCTTTTTCTGATGCCCAAGCACTATCAGATACACAATCAACCCATTCAACTCTTACCTTTTGGTAAGGTATATCATTAGTGTTAATGTCTTTAATAGATTTTTTCTTTTTAGTGTAACGTTTTCTTGTCATGAGCTGCCCATATGTATTGTTCAAATTCTTCCAAAGGAATTATATCACTACCTTCTTCTTCAAAAACAAGTTGAAGATATGTACTATAGATTATTGCTAAAGCCATAGCATCTGCAGCCTTAATAGATAAATGAGGATTTTGCTCTTTAATAAAATCACCAATAACATCTGCTTTTACTTTACGTAAAAACTTGTCAGAATATTGTTTTTTAGCTTTTGGAAATTTTAATATTTTGCTCATAATTAACGTACCTCTGGCGAGGATACTTATAATAGTTATTTGGGTTGCAGTAAAAAATCAATGTTGTTTTGTATTTTAGGTACAAGTTCATCATAAACTGTACGCCATAACATAGAGTCATCATAAAAAAAGTTCTTATTTTTCCACATATTGTGATAATGATCATAAAATTTACCACATATATCAACAGCATCTATATCTAATTTAGACCAAAAATCACGTTCACTCATGCCATTTGTATGTAATTGATGATGATGTTTATAGCATAAAGGTACAGTATATTGATCACCAACTTTTTGGGATATACCTCTAGGCATAGCAAAAGTAATATGATGAGCCTGACATCTAGTGTCTTGGCAAAGTATACAAGGGTTAGAAGCTACCCATTTAAGGTATTCTTTATCCTTTATTCTTTGTACCTTGTCCTCTGATTGTATTGTGCACTTTGGTGTAGCCATAATAAATACTTAATCTTGCTAGTCCTTCGTGAACTCTATTAGATGCTTTACGTTCTGTCAAACCTAAATGATGAGCTATCTCAATTATACCAAAATTAGCCCAGCAGAATAATTTCATAGATTCTGCAAATAGTGGACCAATTTGTTCATCAGCATCTTTGACTCCAAGAGCTGCACCTAATGATGATGTAATAAAATCTGGGTTAGCTCCATCAACACGTTCTTTTAGAGTACTACCTGATCCACCACCCATAAGCTCACACATTAGTCTATATCTAGATCCTGCTTCATATTCTTCAACAGATATAAGTTTACGATGAAACATATACATAAGCCTAGACTCTCTTATGTTAAGCCAAACTTTCTTTTTATCTCTAATTGTAGAGATTAGTTCTGGTTTTTCAATCTGTCTACGCATTCATGTATATTATAAGTTTCTATTGCAGAATCAACAAAAGTCTTAAATTTAGTATTTTTGTTATATAATTGGAAAAGACGAAATACTCTATTCTTATTACAAGAATGGAGTCTAGCGATAGTGCTCTTGCTCCCATACCTTCGTGTAGGGTGCAATAGCCAACAAAGAATTATTGATAAATTATAAATTTTATAATGATCACTATTCTTTATAGAAACTTTACCTTTGAGCATATCAATAGGTATGTTATAAGTAACACTAATATATTTTTGTATATCATTAACCATAAGGAGAAAATTATGAATATTAAATATCGTCATTCAGCGTCCAAAACTAATACCTTTATTGATAGTCCAGCTTTCTGGGTTATCAATGAGTTGTTTGATTTTGAATCTGATCCCAATGCAAGAATGGTCATGGGTTTAGCTGCAGAAGATGCTGCTAATCATGCACTAGAAAATCAAATCACTGATCAAGATACTATCACAAACTATGCTAAAACTAAATACTTAGAACATAGCAAAGAAGAAGTTACAGATCTATTACCAACAGAACATGCTAATCCAGAATATGAATGGTCTGCAATTATATCTAATAAATTTGTAGAAAATCTTAGTGAATTTGGTGATGTAGTATCATTTCAAAATGAACTTCAAGTACCAGGTAAAAAGTATGGATTAAAGTACGATATTGTTGGTAAAACTGACTTTGAGTTTAAAGATGTAATTGTAGATACTAAAGCTACAGCATACATAAGACGACTAAAAGCAGGTAATGTAGATGCTAAATGGTATCCAAAAGCAGCAGATGTACGTCAACAATGTTTATACAGAGAGCTATTTGGTAAAGAAACTATGCTTATGTATTGTTCTCCAAAAGATCAATATTGTGTAGATATGACTGAACGAGATGAGCTTAAAGTATTGATAGATGCTATGAAACACATAGAAGCTATATTGGAATTATGTAAGACTAAGGAAGATGTTGTTCGCATAACTCCTTTGGTATGCGAAAACTTCAGATGGAAAGGTACGCCTACAGCTGTGGATTTTGCAAAAGAAATTTGGACAAAGGTGTTGAAATAGATTATAAAAAACTATGCAACGATTTGGAAAAATAATACAACAATTAAATAGGAGACAGAAAATGGAAACTGAAACCTTTGAATGCTCGTTTAAAAGAGCTTTTGAAAAAGATAATGGTGGCGTAACGGTATACGTTACTAAAGATGATGGTACAGATATGACCATCTATGGTGAAGCATTAGGTGCATCACGTTGGCAAAAAGGTGCTAGACTTAAAGTAGCAGCATTGCCAGTAAGAACAAGTAAGACAGGTAAACAATATCAAACTGCTAACTCAATAGAGTTGCTTGATGGTGAAGTAGCTGTTCCAGGTAATAACATGGTTAGTAATACTGGAGTCAAAGCAGTTAAAGATATAAATGGTCAATGGAAAGAAAAATATAGATTGACTATGAGTAATCTTATGTCAGCTTGGTTAAGTTCTGGTAAAGAAGTAACTCCAGAAATACATAAAAATCTAGATCTAATAGTAAGAGACATCTTAAATTCTAAGATGGACTCTGTTGATGATTTAGATGAAGCACCATTTTAACGATTTCCTTTTCTCTCTTAGTTAGGAAATGCTGGGTAATTATAGAATAAATACTTTGGATTGATATGGTTACCCAGTGCAAAATTTGTAATAAACCTGCTATTATAATTATTTATAAACAATATTATTGTGCAGATTGTGGATTACAAATTCAGAAATATGGATTACACAATGTTCAAAATAGAGTTAGAGTTTATGGGAATAAACACATACAACAACGAAAAGTTAGTAAATAAATTGTATAAAATGTATAAGGAGAATAATAATGATTACAGAGAAACGATTAGAAGAATCGTTGAAGTATCTTGCAGACACAGACGAGGAAAATGCTAAAGCTAATGCTGAAGTTAAATATTTGGATAGGCTTCTTAAAAGGAAGAAAGCTCTCCATATCACTGGCAATACTATTGATAAAAGCATTTCTGCCAAGGAACAAGCATACTATGGAAGCGATACTTATAAAGAAGCTATTCAGGAATTATTTAATGCAGAGGTTAAAGCGAGTACGCTTGAGAACAAAAGAGATAAAGAAGGACTTATCATTGATCTCTTTAGAACGTTAGAAGCAAGTAGACGTAAAAATAATATATGATTTATAAGTTTAAAAATTGGGTCTATGTTCCTGCAGTATCTGAAATATATATTGAAGCTGACTCAGATGAAAAAGCTTTACAGATATTAAAAGGACTAGATCCAAAGACTTTTAATTGGGAAGAATGTCAATTACATCCTATAAAAACTTTTTACGAAGTAATTAAAAAGGATGAAAAGTCCTGAAAGAAAGCTCTTTAGGGCTATCATAACACAAGCAATAGAAGATGCTATGTATGATGGTTTAAATAAATATGAGATTATTGCTAAAAGAGAAGCTATACATTGGCTTACTTCTAGCTCTCATGATTTTAAATTGATATGTCATTATGCAGATATTGATTATGAATATGCTTCTATGAAGTTTGCTAAAGCTATGAAACTAGATATGTATCAACTTAAAGATAAACAAATTAATGTAATACAAAAAAAACCAGCACGTTCTGTTAAAACGTCTGGTCAATTTAGATTAAATTTTTAATGACTCACAAGGATATATTTAAAGATATGACTTATAATACACTTAATAAACAGGTTGATGGGAATCACTATAAAGATATGAAAGTTGAACCTGCTTATTTTATTAATGAAAATAATTTACCATATGCCGAAGGTAATGCCATTAAGTATATATGCAGACACAAGAAAAAAGGTAAACGTAAGGATATAGAAAAAGCTATCCATTATTTAGAAATGATATTAGAAAGAGATTATAGTTAATCCAATATAAGTTTTTTAATACTTTTACTACCATCTATATTTGACTCAAGCTCAGCCATTGATTTTATGCATTGGTA